CCCCGGGGTTGATACTGCCGACCCCGGTCAGGTCGCCGAGCGCCCCGCCGGTCGCGGACACACCGTCCGGGGTGATGCGCAGGGACCCCTTGGCCCGCGGGTGTGGGCACACGGCGGCAGCAGACCAGGCGATCGACGAACTTTGCGCGGTCCAGTTGGTGACGGTGCTGTCGAAGAACGGGTTCGGATTGAGCAGCGTGCCCGGCGCGGTGACGGTGACGGTCTCGCCCCCAACAGCCCAGTCCCAGGGGGTGTCGGCGACCGCGCCGGACCACACCGGCCCGCTGTTCGTCAGCAGCGGCACGACCGTGTCACCGGACGCGAGGGCGCTGACCAGCTGGCTGGTGTCGCCGTCGGTCCACCCGAACTCGCGGGGCAGGCGGGCGCTCGTCGCATCCCCGATCCAGCCGACGTTCCACGGCGCGGCCGGCACGCAGTTGAGCGTGAGATCCCAGTCGGTCGGGTGGCCGATCGTCTCGGTGTAGCCCATGACGATCAGGTCGATCGGGCCGGGCGGCAGCCACGGCGGCGGGTTGGCGATGGTGACCCGGTCGCCGATCTCCAGCGCCGTGACGGCGTCGATCAGGGACGGCGCCGCGGACATGTCGAGATTGACCTCCGGGTACCGGGCGTCGTCGATCGTGCCCAGGCGCAGCCTCCACCCGGCGTGCGCGGACGGCTGGGCGTCGCTGTAGAGGTTGAGCGTGAGCGACTCGTCGTAGGGGCCGACGCCGTCGGGCGGGGCCTGGATGGACAGGGCGCCGGTCTCCAGGACGGCCCGCTCCGTGGAGCCGCCCTCGCGCGAGATCTCGATGTCGTTGCGCACGTCCTGGTCGTCCGGGGCGGGCTCCAGCGGCGGGGCGATGTGGCCCGGCGCGAGGTAGTCCAGGGCGAGCGCCGGCGTCTGGTTGTACATCGACACCCGGTCCCGGTACGCGAGGTTGAGCACGCCACGCCGCTCGTAGAGGATGCCGCCGTCGACGTCCGCGCATTCCTCGACCAGGTCCAGGAACGTGCGGGCCTTCTGCGGGCCGAGCTGCTCCTCGTCGGTGATGTCGCCGTGGACGGTGATCGGCTTGCTCTCCTCGGCGGCGAGGCGGCGCAGGCGCACGCCCGCCGTTTCGCCGGAGAATCCCAAGTCGGCGTTGTTGTAGACGACCGTATTGGCCGTGGTGAACGCGGCGATGTGCCCGATGAAGGCGCCGTTGAGGTCGGAGCTGTAGGCCTCGGGGCCGGACACTCCGGAGATGCGCCCCACCGTGCCCGCGAACGAGGTGGTAGCTCCGCCTCCCGTCCCGCCGATCGGGACATAGGTCACGGTCCAGTCGACGTTTCCGCCGTTCTGGACGGCGAACAGCTGCCACCTCGTCCACGCATTCACGACGTCCGATCCCAGGGCCAGGAGCGATGACGTGATGTTGTTGTTGTCGGCGTCGTAGCCGATCACGTTGGCGCCGATGCTGGTGATCTGGAGCTGCCACCGGCGGACGGTGCCGGTCCCCAGCCACTGCAGGAGTGTGCGCGTCGTGCCGAGGGCGCTCGGGATGCGGTACACGAACTCGGTGTGCCACTGGGTCGGCGAGCCTGCGGGTGCGGGCACGGACCCGGCCAGCGTGGCACCGCCCTGGATGGCGGGCAGCGGGCCGGACCCGGCGAGGGAGTCGCCGGAGGCCATGTCGAACCCCTTCAGCTGGAGCGGGCGCACTCCAGTGATGGGGCTGTAGGCCTGGGTGGCGCCCTCGCCGTCCTCGCACGGCCAGTACGCGAGCGGGCTGCCGGACGGGATGCGGCGCCGCAGCGTCGACTCCAGGCTCTTCTTGCCCTGTCCGTACCGGCGCAGCACGCCCGCGGCCTCGATCGGCACGCGGACGTCCTTGCCGGAGACGTCCCACCGGGACGGCCAGCTGCTCACCTCGCCGATGAACCGGGTGCGCCGGTTGGTGATCTGCGTGCCACCGCCGAGGGTCCACGTGAGGCCGGCGCCGTCCACGAACGACGTGACGCCGATGGTCTGGGCGGTGAAGTCCGGCGACGCGACGACGGTGCCGCCGATGCCGGAGCGCACCTCGACGCCCATGCAGACGCCAGAGGCCACGGTGAAATTCACGTTCGTCGCCTGGCCCACGCGCAGCGGGACCGTGGTCGCGTTGAACAGCGAGGTTGTCCCGGCCTGGACGACGGCCGCGCCGAGCTGCGTCCAGGGCCCGGCCGTGCCCGAAGACGCGGTGTAGAACGTGATCGTGCGGCCGCCCGCGCCGTTGTTCACGTCCAGGACGGCGCGCACCGCCAGGCGCCCCGAGGGCGGCACGACCAGCTCGACGGTGGACGAGGCCGACAAGGCGTTCGTGCCGTCGGCCGACCACTCGAAGAACAACTTGTTACCGCGCACCCCCAGGAACCAGGACTTCGAGGCGGCGTTGTGTTTGCCCACCAGCTCGGTGGTGGACACCGCCCCGGCCTCCGAGGCGTCCAGCCAGTTCAGCAGCTGGGCGTCCATGCGCACGTCGATGTCCCCGGTGATGCCCAGGGCAGTGACGTGCGGCGTGCTCGCGAAGTCGGCCCCGGCCCCGGGCAGCCGCAGGAACTGCGACCCGGCGAGCGTCGACACCCGGATTGGGGTGTTGCGGCCGATCAGCCCGTAGTACGGCGACAGGGGGTTTTTCGGGCTGTACTTCCCGGAGCGGTTGTTGAGGACCATCGTCATCTTGCCGGGGTCGGTGCGCGAGCCCTCGTCGGGGCGGCCCCGCTCGATGACGATCCGATTCTCGGTGTAGACATCCGCCGTGATGTCGGTCCAGACCCCGCCGATCTGGGCCTCGATCTGGACGACGAGCGGGGTCTGCGGGAACGCCACGACGGCCCCCCTTTCCTGGTCAGTGGCTGCCGGTCAGGATCTGGACGGAGCCGCGGCCGTCGACCCGGACCATCTTGCGGATCAGCTTCTTCATGTCGCCGTCCGCGCCCGTGACATCGAGACGGATACGGACGACGCCCCCGCCGGCCTGACCGCCCATCAGCGGCGCCATGCCCGCGGCGGTGAGCGGGCGGGACGGTGCGGCCAGCTCGGGCTTGACCAGGCCGCGCATCGCCGTCTCCAGCAGCGGGGTGGTTTGCTTCATGCCGGCCACGACGCCGGGCGGGATGAACCGGCCCACCTCGTCGGCCATCAGCGTGCTCGGCGACCGGATCCCCAGCGCCTTCTTGATCGCGGACTGCATGCCACGGGCGATCTTCAGCATCTGCTTCTCGATCGAGGCCTGTTCCTTCTTCAGCCCCTTCACGATGCCGCGGGCCGCGTTGATGCCGGCCCCGTACATCGCGTCCCCGGCGACGCTCCCGGCCCGGTCGGCGGCCGAGACGAGCGAGCCCTGCGTGGAGTTGATCTGCTTGATCGTCAGCTTGTCCGCCTGGGCGAGCGCCGCGGCGGCCGCCGAACCCTGCTCGACGCCGGCCTGCGCGATCTGCTGGATCAGGTCACCGCGGACCCCCTTCTTGCGCAGCTGCGCCAGGTCGGCCGCGAAGCGCTGCGCCTGGGCGAGCTTGTCCTGCAGGCCGGTCAGGATCGAGGCGGCCGTGGTCGGCCCCTCGGCACCCTGGGACTGGGTGATGTTCGCGGCGTCCAGCACGCCCTTGCGGACGTCGGCGGCGAGCTTGTCCCGGTCCTTGATCAGATCCGAGATCCTCTTGTTCGCGGCCTTCATCCGCGTGGCCACCGCGGCTTCCTGGCCGGCCAGCCGCATCAGCGCCTTGGACCCGACGCTGATCTTGCTGAGGGCCTTGGAGCGCTTCTTGCCCGGAGCGAGCGCGTCGGCCACGATGTCCGCGAGCGCCAAGCTGGCGGACTTGATCTGCTTGGTCGAGCCGGTCAGACCATCGACCAGACCGCGTGCGATCCAGCGGCCCTGCGCCCTGGTGACCTTGGAGGGCGACGCGATCCCGAGCGCCTTGGCGATCGGGCCCGGGATCGCCGACTTGGCCCAGCCGAGGATCTTGGACTTGATCCATCCGGCCATGGACTTGATGCCGGACCAGAGCCCTTGCACCACGGCCACGCCCTTGCTGACCAGGATCGAGCCCAGGCTGCCGAGCGATGCTTTGATCCGGCCGGGCAGGCCGCGCATGTACGTCACCAGCGCGGTGGCTTTCGAGGCGGCGGACGTCTTCATCCGCCCGAAGTAGCCGCTCACCAGGCCGGGCAGTGCGGAGAGCAGGCGGACCGCGCCGATCACTCCGGCCACGGCCCCCTTGACCTTGGACCACACCCAGCCCCAGGCCGCGCCGGTGTAGCTCTTGATCGTGTCCCACTTGGCGATGATCAGCACGGTCAGGGCGATGATCGTGGCGATGACCCAGCCGACCGGGCCCATCGCGATCAGCCACTGCGCGGCCGTGACCGTGGCCCAGGCGACCGCGCGCGCCGCCATCAGCGCGTAGCGGGCAGTGGCCGTGACGGCCGACCAGACGACCCTTGCTGTCCAGGTGGCGATGGAGAGCAGCGCCGATCCGGTCCAGGCTGCGGCGGTGGCCAGCGCGGACGCTACGGCGCCGGCCGCGATGCGGGCGTAGGCCATGAGGCCGATGACGTTCATCCGCACCCAGGTGGCCATGACGCCCCACCCGGACCAGGTGATCGCCGCGTTGGCGGCGGTCACCACGGACGAGACGGCCGAGTAGGTGATCATTGCCGCCTTGACCACCAGCACGGTGGCGGCCAGCCCCGCCAGGGTGTAGGCCAGCGGCTTGAAGACGCCCTGGTTTTCCATGGCGAACTTCACGAACCCGCCACCGACCTCGGCCAGCTTGGTCATGGCCGTGCGCTTGAACTTCTCCAGCGCCCGGGCCGGGGAGTTCTCGATGGTCTTGGCGGTCTTGTCCATCGCGCCGTCGACCTGGCCCAGGGAGCCGACGGCGGCCGACGGGTCGATCGCGAACAGGGCCTTGGACAGGTCCTCCGACTGGGTACCGAGCAGCTGCTGGGCGAGCGTGAAGCGCTCGGTGGGGTCCTTCACCGCGCGCAGCTTGTCGGTGATGGTGTCGAGGGCCTTGGTGGCCTTGGGCCCGCCCTCGTTGAACGCTGCCGCCATGTCCTTGGCCGACAGGCCAAGGGTC